CGCGAGTGTGTCGCTGTCGTTGCCGGTCAGCGGTGGTGGAGTCTTGGTCTTTACCAAGTCCAGGAACGCTACGGCCTTATCGAACAGGAGTGTCTGGTAGATCGGATCAGCCTCTACGCGCTCAATGCGGAACACCAACCCAGAGAGCAGCACGGCGACATCGCAGTACGACGCGCCAGTGATGAACATCTGCCACTGCACCTGGTCGACATACTCAGGTGGCACTGGGTACAACTGCCAGCGGCTGCTGGTTGAGGTCTTGATTTCTACGAGACCGTCGGTGTCGCCCACAATGGTGCGGTCCAGCGAAGCCATCGCCCAAGGATGCTCCTTGAGGCGCACGATGCCATTCGACTTGCGCAGCTTCTTGCCAGTCTCGGCGGTGTAGTAGTCGGCGACTGCCTGCTCTAGCAACTGCCCACGCTGGGCTGCTGCTCCGACTTCCTGCTCACCGACCTGACCAGTCAACTCTGCCCAGAGTCGGTACGCGGTCTTGTACGGCGATGTGCCGTTGATGGCTGTGATACCGGTGGCGGTGATGCCGCCCTTCCGCATCTCGAACCACTCTGGGCTGCGCTGTGGCGCAGATACAAACTCGTAGCGCTTGCTCACTGTGTGACCTCCTGTCGTGTCTTGTTGAGCGCCTTCTCTGCGGCGCGCAGTTTGCTCTTTGCTTCTGCTAGGCGAACCTTGTCGCCGTTGCTGTAGATGTCTACGACCTTCTGCCAGTGGCTCACATTGCAGTCAGCGCACAGGCGCTCAATCAGCGACGGTTTTGTCTCGGTGACCATCTGCCGCGCGCAGATTACGCACTTCCACTTCTTCATCGGATCACCAGCTCGAACAGGATCACCGCGATAATCCACGCCGCCATCAATGCGACGGTGAACTTGGCGCGCTCTCGCGTTCGCTCTTGGCGCTCTAGGCGCTGGTACTCCGATGTGAAGTACGGCCGCACAACCATCTTGGGCGTGCTCTTACGATTGACTTTCACAGTGACCCTCCTACTACTAGCACGATGTAGATGCACGCGATGAAGATCGCGTAGCCGATACCGTCCAAGATTGCTGCACGCATTAGCGCACCCACTTTCGCGCTTCAGCGCCAGCGGCGGCAAAGTCAAACGACGCTGGCGACTTGCCAGCGTAGATGTGACTGACCTCCATCTCAAAGACATAGACGAGACGCTTGGCTGCACGCACTGCGACGAGCGGCTGTCCTGCCTGAATCATCATCGCGGCGTGATCCTTCTGCCGGTTGAGGCGATCCTGCGCCTTAGCAAGTGCCTTGTTCACTTTGACCTCCTTGTCAGTCCAACCGTCTGGCTGGTTTCCTCCTGACATAGGCATCATAGGGTCAACGGTTCGCGCCTGTCAACCATGTTGCGTGAGTATCTTTTATGCAGGGTGGATAGCCCCTGGGTGAGGAGGGATCACCCAGGGGAAGCCGTCTAGGACGGCTGCGACAAGTCCTCTAGAGCGAAGGCGATGAGGAGCCTGAGGCAGATGCCACACAGGAGCACCTGCTCAGACTCGACCTCCCAGACCCTGCTCTGTAGCTCACAGACCGAGCAAGTGCCGTAGGGGCGCTTGACTCGGACTGGCACGGCTTAGTTCTTCTTGAGGCCGTATGCGCCGTTATCGCGGTCAAGCGCCTTGACCACGATGCCCAGCCCTGAGGCGAGACCGGCGGAGACGATGGTGCGGAAGTCGCCACCTTGGATGTCCAAGAGTGGGATGCCCAGACCGAGCGCCACCGAGATGCTGACCGTGAGGAAGGTGCGGACAAAGTCCAGCGCGATCTCATCGATCTGCGTGTTCGCGGCGACATACTTGATACCTGCCCAGATGCGGTTCATGCCCTTTTCCTTTCTAGTCGCAGCGGCTGCTGCATTGATGACGGCGAGACCGTCTGCGGCGATAGCGCCCCAGTCAGCCTTGCCGATCTGATCCAACTGCGCCTGTACAGCGTCAGGTGTCTTAGTACCCTTTGCCACCTTTCGTGGCTCTGCGTGGCTCCTAGGTGCCTCTACGGCGATTTTAGGAGCAGGTGCTGGCGTAGGTGCCGCAGGCACGACTGGCGTAGTGGCAACTGGCGCGGCTGCTGGTGCAGGTGCGGCTGCCTTCTTGCCTGGGTGCGTGACGATGAGTAGGCACTTGTAGTCGACCTTGACCTTCTTCGCCTTGACCTTGCTGTTGGCAATCTGGCGCAACTGCGCCTCCGTGACCGGCACGCCGTACTTCTCAGCGGCGACTTTCTCGTCGCGCGTCGGACAGGTCCACTGCCAGCCGTCAACATCGTCATAGCCAGCGCTCGTCATATGGCCATAGCCAGCGGCGATCTTGGCAGGCTGGTGCTTGCTCCACCACTTGTGCCAGCGGTCATGCCACGCGCTGATCTTCACGCCTGCTGGGTAGTCGACTGCCTGCTGGACCCAGACCATGAGCGCAGCGCCGCCCTTAGCGGCTGCGACTGCGTCCTCCCACGACTTGGCGTAGCGAGCCTTGCCACCTAGGTGCGCGATGACCTTGGCAGCCTCAGCGAGAGAGCCGCCGTTATCGGACTTGCCCTGCACATCCTTGCGGCCAGTCACCTTCTTCATCGCCTCTACGCCTTGAGTCGCGCTGTAGTCCACGGTGTAGCCAGAAGCCCACGAGACTGCGGCCGCACAGGATGACCAGGTGCAGTCATCTAGGATCTGCTTCGCTCCCTTGAGTTGCGCCTCTGCATCGCTGTAGAGCTGCGACTTGACCTTGTACTTCACGCGGCGTTCTCCTTCTTGATTATCACGGCAACTGCTCGACCGGCTGCGTCAAAGTCCAGCGCGGCACTGACAGGGAATCCCTCAGTGCAGCCCTCTGAGTAGTCGTTGCCATCTTCGCCCTGCTTCCAGAGCGTGCCGCCGAAGGCGCTGTTATCGGTGTTCAGGACAAGTGCCACCCACTCACCTGGCGCGGTATTGATCCGCGTCCAGCCCTGCTCGTGGATCTGCTCGATGTGGTCTGTTGCGCTCATTACTCCTCCATCCACCGAAGTGGTCCAGTCAGCAGCCAGATCAATGTGAGACCGCCGAAGAGTGCGGCCATCGTGGACTGCGTGTCGCCCTCTGGTAGAACAACCACAGCGAAGAGCAAGCCTAGAATCGTCCAGGCTCCACCGACGAGATCAACGATGATGCGCTTGATCACTTGCTTGCCTTTCTCGCCGTAGCTGCTGCGCTAGATGCAGCAGCCACAGCAGCACTTGCCACCTGACTGATCACGATTGCCACAGCAACCGGAGCAGCCTTCTCTTTCTCGGCAGGTGAGAGATCCTTGCCTAGGTTGGTAATCGCTTCAATCGCCTGCGTGACGGTCTCAGCGACAGCAGCAACAGCCTCACCAACTGCCGCAACCGTTTGCTCCGCAATGTTATCTGGTGACGGTGTCGGTTCAGGTGTTGGCTCCACGCTCGGCGCTACGGATGGTGAGTCAGTAGGTACAGGAGTGGGATCAGGAGTAGCGGACTCACTCGCACTAGGTTCTGGCGTAGGGTCAACCGTGGGCGACGGCTTGGGTGTGGCAGTCGGCGATGGGATCGGCGTTGGTTGGACACTTGGCAACTCACTTTCTGTAGGGGTTGGAGTAGGCTCCGGCGATGGAGTTTCTGATGGACTTGGTTCTGGCGTTGGCTCAACAGATGGCTCTGGGCTTGGCTCTGGTGACGGTTCTACGCTTGGCTCTTCACTTGGCTGAAGGCTTGGTGTTGGCGAAGGTGCGACATAGAGCGGATCGGTAACGGTCAGGAAGCCAGCACCGCAGCAGGAGTCGGTGGCATTGATGCCCCAGCCGTACACATCGCCTGTTTGCAGCTCGATGAGGATGCTGCCCTGCACATCGTTGCCGCCATTCGGCTGCACGAGTACGGTCTCTACGCCATTGAGCAGGAAGAGCGGACGATCAAAGACAGGACCATCCTGCGTGGTGTAGTGCCACAGCGCGGAGTAGGTGAAGTCGCTCTCGGCGACGGCCGTGTAGGTGGCGGTGTTTGAGCCGCCTCCCTGGTTTGGTCCAGTCAGCGTGAAGCCGCCGTCACTATCCGCGACCGAGCCTCCGCCGGTAGTAGTGAATGTCCAGACAGGCATCGCCAGAATCGGCGCGACCATAGAGCAGGTCAGGATGATGCCGAGCAGTGGGAACGCGAGCCGCTTCACTTAGCGAGCAGCGATGCAACAAGCGGCACGAGTACGCTGAACAGCAGCGCACCAATGACGATCAGTCCTCCTTTGAGTTTGTCCACCGTTGAGCGCACCTCATCCAACTTTACGGAGTGTGCGTCTAGTCGCGCGATCAGTTGGTCAATCTGGCGTGGGGTCATCGTGACTCCAGCGCCTTGAGACGCGCGTCAATGTCAAGCAGCGCCTGCACCAAGAGCGCCTCCATCTCGTTCTGAGGGATGTTGACGGCAAGCACCTCAGTGGTGTCAACGAGATGAGCCTCACGGTCATCTACGCCGATTGTCTCAACCCAGTGCGACAAGTCCGTGGTAGCAACCTGATCGGCAATGAAGCCTAGCCGCGTGCCATCGTCAGCCACGCAATCGGTGCGGCCGTGTGCTTCTGGCTCTTTCCACTTGAACGCCACCGGCACGAGCTGACGCAGCGTGTCAAGTGCACCTGTGATGTCGGTGATCTCTTCCTTTAGCCGTGAGTCGGATGGCGTAGTCAGCGCGGCAAACTTCCAGCCGCTTGAATAGAAGTAGCCACGGTTGTTGGTGGTATCTACGGCGATGCCGCCGTTGCGGAGTGCGTCTGCGAATGCGTCGGTCGTTGCTGTGCCGTTGAGGTTGGTGCTTGGCTGCCCTGCGGTGGCCTTAGTGATAAGCACGCCAGAGCGCGTGGTCGCTGCTGACGCAACAACATCAGCAGGACCGCCTGCGTTTGAGAGTGCGAATAGCCGACCATTGGTTCCACCCACAGCGATGAACGGACCTGTAAGCGCAGAGTCAAAGTAGATTCCTCCGTCAAGGCCGATGCTGCCACTAGTTATAAAATCCCCATATCCCTGAGTAGTTGGTGCGTCTAGTTGGATCAGCTGTCCAGACCCAAGATAAATAGCATTTGCGGCAACGGCGGAGATTCCAATAGTGCTTGGTCCGCCATCGCTCAAGAAGTCAATTGAAGCGTTATTAGTGCCTTCACTAATTCTGAGTGTCGCGTCGTCATATGCAATATACGCTGGTGGGGAAGTGAAGGTTCTATCAGTGAAGATCACTTCTGGCAATCCGTTTGCCACTCTGACTTCAGTTAGATCAATCGTACGATTTGCTGATTGCATTGCAACTGTTGCAATGGTGATTGTCAGTTTTAGATACGCAGCATCTGCCGGTGCTGTGCTTTCTTGTAGATTCGGCAACGCAGTAAAGATTGTTGGAGCGGTCAATCCATTTGGCGTTGTCATTGCACTAAACAACACTGTTGAACTTGTAAATCCGGTACCGGTTGTTGTTGTCTGATCTGCCTTATAAAACTGACAACTTAGTTTGGCATTAGCTTGAGTTGTGCTAGTTGCATTATCAAAGGTCGCCTCAGCGTAGAAGGAAAACGAGCGAGATGCTGACGATGCAACAGGGATGTAACGTGTCAGGGTGGCGCTCTTGCCAGTATCGGTTCCACTTGCAATAGTGAAACGCAGCACATTGCCAGAGCCAGCTCCTGCATCTGCGACGATGGCCGCTGTGATCGCGCCTGCACTGTTAACATCCGTGAATGTCCAGTAAGGCAGTGGGTTGTCTTCAGTGATCGTGTCGCCTGCGGCATCTGGTGGAATGGCGAAGTCACCGTTAGCCACGCCTGCCTGAATCTCTCGGAGCGCAGCTGGACCAAAGAGCAGAGCAGTCTCGCCGTCGCTCGATGTGCTGACGAGCGGTGCGCCCTTGTCTGCGTTTACGCCACCCTCAAACGCTCCGAAGCCTTCTAGGTTTGTGCCGTACTTACCCACGCTTACTCTCCTTGAATGAGGCCGCGTAGCCCCTTGATGTATTGCCGACGGAAGTCCGCCTGAATCTGATACTGGACTTGGTAGGTGCCGCCACCTTCAGCGAAGGTCATCGTCACGGTGGGGATGTAAAGAATAGCGGCAGAGAGGTCGAGTGCTGGAGCCGTGAGCTTCACATACTGCCCAGGGAGCCACGCCTTCACGAGTGTGTAGGGCGTAGCAGCTGCGACTGGATAGCCTTGGCTGTAGCCGTACTCCCAATCTGGCGCAGATGTCTGCGCGAGATCAGCGCCTGCAACGGTGAACGAGACGCTGCGTACTGGTTTGCCGCGCGTCACCATCGTGGCACGAGCGAGACCGCCGATGGTTGCGCCACGATCCGCCTTGGCGACGATCTTCGGTGCGCTGAATACCTCGTGCGGCAGAGGACCGCTGCGGCTGGCAAGCCCAGCGCCGTTGCGGCTGTAGGTGCCTGTGTAGGTGCGGAAGTATGGGTCGTTGGTCGGAGCCGTGGGCCATGTCTGGTTATTGTCGTAGCGCGCATAGGCTGAGTCAGCCTGCACAAAGATCCCCTTGACGATGTCCGAGTGATCGAGATTGACAGTGAGATCGCGCGCCAGTAGGCGCGTTGCAGTGGTTGTGCTGCCAACTTGCACGCTCGCAGGATCGGTGACGATCTCTGCCGGAGCGGTTGCATAGGTCGGAGCAACCTCCTTTGGTCCGTAGTTCAATCGCCCATCGGTATCAATCCAGTAGCGGTACTGAATGTCAGCGATGCCGCCTGCTGCCTCAGCAACCTGATCCAAAGCGCTTTGCAGCGTAGTTGCCTTGAAGGATTGCTTGCCAATCTTTTGAGCAGTTCCTGAATAGATCGCGCGAGTAGAGCCGCTGATCACTGCGGTGTTCAGGATCTCGCGAGTAGTCGCGTCGTTTACCTGCGTATGCACGCGAGCCAGCAATCCGTTGATGATGTCGCGGTCAGTAGACGACGAAGTACCTCCTGCCTCTCCAGATCCCAGCGTGAACGAGTCCACGAATGAGGTAGCGCGGATGCCTGTCTTGCCATTGCGAATGATGGTCTTACCCAGCCAGCCGTCTGCGTCCTCAACGCTAACGGTTGCGCGCGAGCCAAGGCCGTTCTCCAGCATCCGCGCATCAATGCCGGTCACATAGCCAAGGAAGATTGGCGTGGTCGCGCTGTAGCGGCTGTCAAAGAACTGGACGCGCGCATTGTCGTGGACTGCGCCAGAGCGCCACCAGGGTCCTGCTACTGGAGTCTTTGGCTCAATCACATCAAAGGTCATTGAGCCACCGTTGCCGTCGCCTGAGAGCGTGAGCGACAGGCTGCCAAGATCGACATACGGCGTGGTCGTAGCGCTTGGAGCTGGTAGGTCAAGAAGGTTCGCGCCGCTGTCAACGCCAGCCACGATCAGGCTGAATGGGTTTGCCATTTAGCGACCGCGCTTGAAGGTGCCTGTTCGGTTGATCGAGTCGGTGATGACAGTGTCAACCTTGCCTGTGCCGATGAAGATGTTGTTGGTCGTTGCTCCGCCTCCCATCGGTGGAACAAAGGTTCCAGAGGCGACTGCGTTTG